TTTTGTCACATAATTAATGCTTGCACTTGTTACTGTACCTACATCTGCAAACCCTGATTTCCATTGCTTTGTAATAGGTGCTATATTTCCTATATCCATATTAAATAATATAAGATGATAATGAGGACGCCTAGTTTTGCTACCGTATTCTCCAACTGCGTAATACCGTAATGGCTTAGCTTTGTGCTTAACATCTTTTTTACTGCATTTAAAATGTTGTGATACATACTTAACATGCTCGTTTCTTAATCGTTTTATATAATTCTGTAAATGCTTTTTGTGTAATGTTTGATAACCTTCTTTTGTTCTTGGTATATGATAATCGTTATACGTTAGTGTTATAAAGAATGCGCTATCGCTAAATAAATACTCGTGTTCTAATCTTAAACTCCATTCTGATCTACGTTTCTTTTGACATGGTAAACATTTTCCACATGGTACTCTAAACTCTAAATCTTTTAATTTTATACTATTTGCACATGCAGTGCCTATAATATCTGGTACGAATCCGTAATTATCTAGATATACTGTTTGCATTTTACGACATGCGAATACCGCCTCTTTTAGCTAGAATATACTTGCTATTTCGTCGTTTACTTTTATAACTTCTTTTTGTTCTATAATTTCTCATAATTTTTATTTTTAATTAATGCCTTACAACGTAATTAGTTTTGGTAAGTTTTGGGGGCTAATTTTTATTTCTTGTATAATTATTTATAGTGGGGTAGGATGGACCTCTATTAATTGTTGTAGTAGGTGTTTTTGCTGACATAAATGCACTTATTAATTTTTTTGCTAAGTCTGCTCCAAACCATGTTCCTAACATTGTTTGTACTGTTAATCTATCACCTGGATTGTTCTTTGGGTCTAAACCGACCATTTCTAATACATTACCTATTGTATCTCCTTTTATGAATCCTTTTTTGTTTCTTAACATTTCTAGTTTTCTAACTTCTTTATCTAGCATATATATCTCTCCTGTTGTTACTAAATTGCCTCTTTCTTGTGCTACTTTTAGTGTTTGTTGGTTTACTAAATTTTTATCTGATACTAACTTTGAGATTCTTGCTTTTGCTTCTGGTGTGACACCTCTTAAATTATCTGTTTCTGCTTGTGTTTTTTGTATTTGTGATAACATATATGCAGAGTCTAAACTTTTTGCTCCTGCTACATTTAGTTGTTGTGCTGGTGCTTGTTGTGTATAACCTTGTGCGTTTCCTGTTGTACCTTGTCCATACATTAATGCGGGATTTAAACCCGCTCTTTTTAATCTTTGCATTTGTCTGGTTGGTGTATTATATCTGTTTTGATAATCGAACATTTGTTTACTACGATTGAATGCTCTGTCTGCCTCTTTTCGTCTTGCTCTATTACCTATTGCGCCACCTATAATGTCTGCGCCTAATCCTATAACTGCTCCTTGTAAATCCATTATCTTCCTATTTTACCATCTTGATCTATATCGAACTTTACTACTTCTTCTAACATCTTAATTGCTAAATCAAGTAAACGCGGCAATACAAGTGTTGCTAACTTTAGTATTAATTTTTCTTTCATTGTTAATGTTTCTTATTGTTATTTTGTTTTCTCCTCTCCATAGTAATGACTCTACTATTTCTGTTGTTTGTCTACTATTAAATATTTGTACTGGTATTCCTTTATACTCGTTATATATACCTATTCCAATACAACCTTCCACGTCATGACCACGATTAGCAGCGTGTATACGAATTCCATATCTGTGAGGGACTCCCATAATTTCGAGTGTTTTAGCTTTGAACTTAGGAGATAAACTCCAACGCATATCATAAGTACCTTCTGTAATTGCTTTATTGGTATTTTCAACTGTATTAAATTTTAATGTTCCGTGGTTTGCTGTTTCTATTATAAGTACTCCAAATAGTGAGTTACTTGGTCCAATAGTTTTTCTTTGTATTGTAACATCGTTGATTATCATATTCGTAATTGTGTTTTTTAGTGTTTTTTATGTTTTCCTTCGTTTAGCACTATAATATATACTATGTAAATTTAGGGGATTCTTACCCTATTACTTGAAGTGGTGATAAATATACAATTTTTTTTGGACTCCCCTACCCTAGGGGGGGATGTTTTGTTTTTTTTTGGTTGTTTTTGTGACTTTTTTAGTCACTAGGACATACTATATCAAGTCGTAGTATGTCCTTAACTCTTGCTTATAAAAAAAGGGGGCTATTAACCCCCTAAAAAACTAACTAACCTAAACTACTAATATTTATTCTCCGTCTGTTTCGTTGTTGTTTTCTTGTAATGTTGCATTTGCTTGTGCTTGTGCTGCTGCTTCTGCTTTTGCCTTTTCGTCTGTTTCTATCTTTGTTTTTAATGTGCTTACTTGCTCATTGATTTCTTTAAGATATTGTAACTTTTCGACTGGCTCCATTTCCTGAATCTTATTAAGTGATTGAGAACTAAACGTTGCTTGATCTTCATAATAAGGGGTCTTGTAATTGTCATATGTCATCCCTTGTGTATTACGAAATAATATTTCTCGTATTGATTGACTTTGATTTGGCTTTGTGATTACTTCACCACTGTTTTGATGTGGTGTTGTTTTCGCTGGGTTCCAGCGATCAACTGCCTTTGGTGTTTTAATTGTCTTCTTTGGCATTTTCTTCTTTGTTTAAAATTGTCATTAAATTGGTGTTTAATCTTTGAACCTCTTTATAGAGTAACGCTAATGCAGATCCATTCTCATATACCATTTCTTCTATTGAGTGATCTTTTATATAATTAGCTTTGTGCTCTTTCCATTTTGATTGGAAATCTTTTACTTCTTTTTTACTTGGTTTTTCTGATTTAACTACTTTCATAATATTAACTTAATGTTGGATTAGAGTGATAAGGCATTGGTCTCAATGCGTCTACTTTGTGATATAATGATATCCATATTTTATCTTCTGAACTATCTGTAATTGCGAATATTCTGTCGTCTGGGTTGCATTCAATAAATGATTGATTTAACAATGCGTGATCGTTAAAACGTCTTGATAACTCCCAGTGTGCTAATGTATCTCTGAAATCACCTGCTATACGGTTTTGAACATATTTATACTCAGCGTATCGTTGTTGGTAACCAAATATTTCATTATCTGTTGAATTATTACCTTTAATGAATATCTCTTTATTATAAACCTCTTGTTCACCTAAATTTGCGAATTGTGGAAAATAATGATCGAATTTGTCAAACTTTTGCCAGAATTTGCTTAATCCTTGTACATAACTTGCTTTTGGTATAATACGACATAATCCTAATACTATTCCATGCTCATCGAATGACTGTTTAAAACCTATATTGTCTCCTAAGCCTAATGCGTGACCTGCCATGTCTCCCATTGGTCGGTCTGTACTACCTCCTGTTGATGCTGATGATGTTTGTGAGTATGTACTTAATACCTCACTAATCATAATTGGTGTCTTTCCACCTCCTAAATATTGTGGAACTTGTACTGTATAATCTGGTATTCTTTCGCCGAATATTGCGAAAATTTGTTCTCTGTAACGTGATCCTGCACGTGCCATAATCTCTAGCCATTTTTGTAATGCTGATGCTTTTCTTAATTCATTGATTGTGACAGATTCCATTTCTCCACTGAAGCCACCTTGATATGTACTGCTATTATAACCACCTAAATGAATTCGGTCATTTGTACCTACATTAATGTTATTAGTTGTTGGGTCTTGACCATTGTCTTTAAATGCGGTATCTACTGTTACTGTTCCTAAGGGTAATTCTACTTCTCCACCTCTTTGTAAAAAAGGTAAGCTAGATGTGAAATAGTCTTTCTCCCAATTTGAACGTCGAATGTTCATTTGATCATTATATGTGGATGAACTTTGAACACCACTTGTTGTGTATTGATCATATTCTGTTCCTACATTCTGGTCTCTGAAATATTCATGATATATTAATTGATAAGCACGAAAGGGTAGTGCTGATAATTCTTGAGCACCGTTTGAAATGTTTGGAAATGCTCCACCATTAATACCGCCTGACATTGAGCTTTGAATGGGTGGTACACCTAAATAATCTGCTAACTTTCCTTTTTCTAAAAAATTATCTGAGGAAGTGTTAACAGGTATTCTGGGAAAGCTTGGTAAATCGTTACCATCTTCTCCACCTGTTATGAAATCTTTCCATTCGTCCCATACTAATCTATAAGGGACGAAGAAATAATCTAATTTGAAATCTACATTATGCATCATTGGTGCTAATAGTGGACTTAATCGAATCATTTGTTGTGTAGTAACACGTAGTGAATCACCTGGTATTACATCTTGAACATAGCAAGGATATAAATATCCCATATTGCCTGTCTGCTTAACTTCGTGTGATAAATCGAACTTATTTTTACTTGGTTTGTTTAATTGTATTGTATTCATATTGTTTCATTATTATTAACTGTTTGACGGTGTCTGTGTAAATCTGCTTGTTTGCTAATTTGATAATCGAGAATTTGTCCACCATGATGTTTTTTAACTTTTTTCTCGAATGCTTTCATTTTTTTATCTATGTGTTTTTCGTAACTTTTTCTACTTAATTGTAATCTATCTTCTTTGTTTGTGAATAATCGTCTTAAATATGCTTTTGGTAATCTTCTAATATGACCGTTTTGATCTCTAACTTCTAAACTTTCTGATTGTATATGGTGTACTCCGTAATTGTCTAAATATGCTTGACCTATAATTGGCTTTTTACTCATTAAACTGAATGGGGGAGTGCGCTTATCTGTTTTTCTGTTAAACTGTTTAAACATATATTTTGTAACATAGTTAATACTTGCACTTGTTACTGTTCCTACATCTGCAAAACCTGATTTCCATTGCTTTGTAATAGGTGTTATATTTCCTATTTCCATATTAAATAATATAAGATGATAATGAGGACGCCTAGTTTTGCTACCGTATTCTCCAACTGCATAATATCGTAAGGGCTTAGCTTTGTGCTTAACATCTTTTTTACTGCATTTGAAATGTTGTGATACATACTTGACATGGTCGTTTCTTAATCGTTTTATATAATTCTGTAAATGCTTTTTATATAATGTTTGATAACCTTCTTTTGTTCTTGGTATATGATAATCGTTATACGTTAATGTTATAAAGAATGCGCTATCGCTAAATAAATACTCGTGTTCTAATCTTAAACTCCATTCTGATCTACGTTTTTTTTGACATGGTAAACATTTACCACATGGTACTCTGAAATCTAAATCTTTTAATTTTATACTATTTGCACATGCAGTGCCTATAATATCTGGTACGAATCCGTAATTATCTAGATATACTGTTTGCATTTTACGACATGCGAATACCGCCTCTTTTAGCTAGAATATACTTGCTATTTCGTCGTTTACTTTTATAACTTCTTTTTGTTCTATAATTTCTCATAATTTTTATTTTTAATTAATGCCTTACAACGTAATTAGTTTTGGTAAGTTTTGGGGGCTAATTTTTATTTCTTGTATAATTATTTATAGTGGGGTAGGATGGACCTCTATTAATTGTTGTAGTAGGTGTTTTTGCTGACATAAATGCACTTATTAATTTTTTTGCTAAGTCTGCTCCAAACCATGTTCCTAACATTGTTTGTACTGTTAATCTATCACCTGGATTGTTCTTTGGGTCTAAACCGACCATTTCTAATACATTACCTATTGTATCTCCTTTTATGAATCCTTTTTTGTTTCTTAACATTTCTAGTTTTCTAACTTCTTTATCTAGCATATATATCTCTCCTGTTGTTACTAAATTGCCTCTTTCTTGTGCTACTTTTAGTGTTTGTTGGTTTACTAAATTTTTATCTGATACTAACTTTGAGATTCTTGCTTTTGCTTCTGGTGTGACACCTCTTAAATTATCTGTTTCTGCTTGTGTTTTTTGTATTTGTGATAACATATATGCAGAGTCTAAACTTTTTGCTCCTGCTACATTTAGTTGTTGTGCTGGTGCTTGTTGTGTATAACCTTGTGCGTTTCCTGTTGTACCTTGTCCATACATTAATGCGGGATTTAAACCCGCTCTTTTTAATCTTTGCATTTGTCTGGTTGGTGTATTATATCTGTTTTGATAATCGAACATTTGTTTACTACGATTGAATGCTCTGTCTGCCTCTTTTCGTCTTGCTCTATTACCTATTGCGCCACCTATAATGTCTGCGCCTAATCCTATAACTGCTCCTTGTAAATCCATTATCTTCCTATTTTACCATCTTGATCTATATCGAACTTTACTACTTCTTCTAACATCTTAATTGCTAAATCAAGTAAACGCGGCAATACAAGTGTTGCTAACTTTAGTATTAATTTTTCTTTCATTGTTAATGTTTCTTATTGTTATTTTGTTTTCTCCTCTCCATAGTAATGACTCTACTATTTCTGTTGTTTGTCTACTATTAAATATTTGTACTGGTATTCCTTTATACTCGTTATATATACCTATTCCAATACAACCTTCCACGTCATGACCACGATTAGCAGCGTGTATACGAATTCCATATCTGTGAGGGACTCCCATAATTTCGAGTGTTTTAGCTTTGAACTTAGGAGATAAACTCCAACGCATATCATAAGTACCTTCTGTAATTGCTTTATTGGTATTTTCAACTGTATTAAATTTTAATGTTCCGTGGTTTGCTGTTTCTATTATAAGTACTCCAAATAGTGAGTTACTTGGTCCAATAGTTTTTCTTTGTATTGTAACATCGTTGATTATCATATTCGTAATTGTGTTTTTTAGTGTTTTTTATGTTTTCCTTCGTTTAGCACTATAATATATACTATGTAAATTTAGGGGATTCTTACCCTATTACTTGAAGTGGTGATAAATATACAATTTTTTTTGGACTCCCCTACCCTAGGGGGGGATGTTTTGTTTTTTTTTGGTTGTTTTTGTGACTTTTTTAGTCACTAGGACATACTATATCAAGTCGTAGTATGTCCTTAACTCTTGCTTATAAAAAAAGGGGGCTATTAACCCCCTAAAAAACTAACTAACCTAAACTACTAATATTTATTCTCCGTCTGTTTCGTTGTTGTTTTCTTGTAATGTTGCATTTGCTTGTGCTTGTGCTGCTGCTTCTGCTTTTGCCTTTTCGTCTGTTTCTATCTTTGTTTTTAATGTGCTTACTTGCTCATTGATTTCTTTAAGATATTGTAACTTTTCGACTGGCTCCATTTCCTGAATCTTATTAAGTGATTGAGAACTAAACGTTGCTTGATCTTCATAATAAGGGGTCTTGTAATTGTCATATGTCATCCCTTGTGTATTACGAAATAATATTTCTCGTATTGATTGACTTTGATTTGGCTTTGTGATTACTTCACCACTGTTTTGATGTGGTGTTGTTTTCGCTGGGTTCCAGCGATCAACTGCCTTTGGTGTTTTAATTGTCTTCTTTGGCATTTTCTTCTTTGTTTAAAATTGTCATTAAATTGGTGTTTAATCTTTGAACCTCTTTATAGAGTAACGCTAATGCAGATCCATTCTCATATACCATTTCTTCTATTGAGTGATCTTTTATATAATTAGCTTTGTGCTCTTTCCATTTTGATTGGAAATCTTTTACTTCTTTTTTACTTGGTTTTTCTGATTTAACTACTTTCATAATATTAACTTAATGTTGGATTAGAGTGATAAGGCATTGGTCTCAATGCGTCTACTTTGTGATATAATGATATCCATATTTTATCTTCTGAACTATCTGTAATTGCGAATATTCTGTCGTCTGGGTTGCATTCAATAAATGATTGATTTAACAATGCGTGATCGTTAAAACGTCTTGATAACTCCCAGTGTGCTAATGTATCTCTGAAATCACCTGCTATACGGTTTTGAACATATTTATACTCAGCGTATCGTTGTTGGTAACCAAATATTTCATTATCTGTTGAATTATTACCTTTAATGAATATCTCTTTATTATAAACCTCTTGTTCACCTAAATTTGCGAATTGTGGAAAATAATGATCGAATTTGTCAAACTTTTGCCAGAATTTGCTTAATCCTTGTACATAACTTGCTTTTGGTATAATACGACATAATCCTAATACTATTCCATGCTCATCGAATGACTGTTTAAAACCTATATTGTCTCCTAAGCCTAATGCGTGACCTGCCATGTCTCCCATTGGTCGGTCTGTACTACCTCCTGTTGATGCTGATGATGTTTGTGAGTATGTACTTAATACCTCACTAATCATAATTGGTGTCTTTCCACCTCCTAAATATTGTGGAACTTGTACTGTATAATCTGGTATTCTTTCGCCGAATATTGCGAAAATTTGTTCTCTGTAACGTGATCCTGCACGTGCCATAATCTCTAACCATTTTTGTAATGCTGATGCTTTTCTTAGTTCATTGATTGTTACTGCTTCCATTTCTCCTGAAAACCCACCTTGGTAAGAGCTACTATTATAACCACCTAAATGAATTCTATCATTTGAACCTATGTTAATGTTATTAGTTGTTGGATCTTGGCCATTATCTTTAAATGCCGTGTCTACTGTTACTGTTCCTAATGGTAGTTCTACTTCTCCACCTCTTTGTAAAAAGGGTAGGGATGAGGTAAAGTAATCTTTCTCCCAATTTGAACGTCGAATGTTCATTTGATGATTGTAAGTGGTTGAACTTTGAACACCACTTGTTGTGTATTGAGTATATTCTGTACCTACATTCTGATCTCTAAAATATTCATGATAAATTAATTGATATGCACGGAATGGTAATGCGGATAATTCTTGAGCACCACCTGAAATATTTGGAAATGCACCTCCGTTAATGCCGCCTGACATTGAACTTTGAACAGGGGGTACACCTAAATAATCTGCTAACTTACCTTTTTCTAGAAAATTATCTGATGAACTGTTAACTGGTATTCTAGGAAAGCTTGGTAAATCGTTACCGTCTTCTCCACCTGTTATAAAATCTTTCCATTCATCCCATACTAATCGATATGGTACGAAGAAATAATCTAATTTAAAATCTACATTATGCATCATTGGTGCTAATAGTGGACTTAATCGGATCATTTGTTGTGTAGTTACACGTAGTGAATCACCTGGGATTACATCTTGTACATAGCAAGGATATAAATACCCCATATTGCCTGTCTGCTTAACTTCGTGTGATAAATCGAATTTATTTTTACTTGGTTTATTTAATTGTATTGTATTCATATTGTTTCATTATTATTAACTGTTTGCCGGTGTCTTTGTAAATCTGCTTGTTTACTAATTTGATAATCGAGAATTTTTCCACCGTGATGTTTTTTTACTTTTTCCTCGAATGCCTTCATTTTTTTATCTATATATTTTTCGTAACTTTTTCTACTTAATTGCAATCTATCTTCTTTGTTTGTGAATAATCGTCTTAAATATGCTTTTGGTAATCTTCTAATATGACCGTTTTGATCTCTAACTTCTAAACTTTCTGATTGTATATGATGTACTCCATAATTGTCTAA